CAAAAAGAAGATGACCATGTATTTGAAACAAATGGTGCTAAACTTTTAATCGACCCAATGAGTGGTGTATATTTTCATGGGGCAACAATAGACTATGTGAATGACCCATTACAAGGTTCTATGTTTACAATCAATAATCCAAATGCAAAAAGTACATGCGGCTGCGGAAGTAGTGCGGCATTTTAAATATGCGATTAGTAATATCATTACTAGATGTCCTATTAATTCTCTTTCTCTTAGTGATGATGATGCAATACATGTAGATAATACTTGACAAACAATGTTATACCTAGTATAATAGATTTAAATAATTGGAGTATATTATGGAATTAAATAGAGATGGTGATGGGTTTCTCATCAATACAAGTGATTGGTCAGAGGAAGTCATGCAACAAATGGCAGAAGAAGATAATTTTGTTGTTACCGAAGAAATCAAAACCTACATAAACAAAGCAAGAGAAATGTTTAACGAAACTGGTACTGTACCAGCAGTTAGAATCTTTGCAAAAGAATTTGGTATGGATAGAAAGGCAAGTAAACTTTATGAAGTTTTTGAATCAGGACCAATGAAGAAAATTGCTAAGTATGGGGGCTTACCGAAACCTACAGGTTGCGTTTAATGGCAGAAGATAAAAACACGATTCATACCCCTAAGACATTTTCTTTAGAAATAGAGAAGATTGCTTTTGATAAAAGATGTACACATTTGGAAGCAATATCAATCTATTGTGAACAGATGGGTATTGAACCTGTATCTACAGCAAAATTGTTAACAAAAAGTTTAAAAGAAAAAGTAGAGGCAAATGCTATAGACTTAAACTATTTACCTAAGTCTGCAAAACTACCTATGTAATGCAACCAATAGATGCGTATTTAATGTATTGTGCTATGAAAGCACATTTTGATAAAAGTGATTATGACTTTGTAAAATACAATGGTAAATCTAAAGTATCAAGAGATTCATTCTATAAAAGAAATGATAGAGTTTTTTTTGTTAAACTTACTCGTAAGTATAAAAGTAAACAAGATATACAAGACTACTTACTAGCTAACTTCTTAGTACACCCAAAAGGTTGGGTGGGTAAATTTGATGAAGATAATTATATACAATGGCAAAGAAAGATACAAAGTTTAAGTTATACATTTAAATCAGAGATTGAATCAATATTAGACAAAGATTTAATAGCAGTATCTGCCAATAAACATCCTAAACTATTAAAAGAATATCTTGGTAAAAGAGTATCATTAGAAAGTATGGTTATATTGGATGGTATTTTAAATTACAGTAAAACATGGAATACAAAATTAAAAGATGATTATGTATGGAAAGATGTTTATAAACTTATAAATGATTATAAAAGTTTTTTAAAATTTGATGTGACAAACTTCAAATTTGTATTAAGAGAATTGATGGCATGAAGAAGATTAGACAGTTAGATATGGAGTTGGCAGGTGGGTGTAATTATTCGTGTCAAATGTGCCCACAGAGTTCTGGTCGTGAAAAAGAATTTAAAAAGTTATTGAAATGGGATAATTTTGTAAAGATTGTAGATAATGCAATAGAACATGAAGTTGAAACTATCAGTTTACATGGTGGTGGAGAACCTACTTTAAATAAAAAGTTTATAGAATGTGTAAAATATATCAAAGATAAAAATATACATTGTAGTACGATTACAAATGGTTATAGATTAGATGATAAATTAATTCAAGAGATAGCAGAAAGTGGATTAGATGTAATTCGTATTTCTGCAATAGGTTATGATAGTGAAACATATAATAAATGGATGCCTGTAAACAACAAAGATGAATCAGATAGATTTTTTACAGTTAGAGATAATGTTCGTAAATTAGTTGATGCATGTAAGAATACAAATACAGAAGTTTACATACAACACTTAATTATAGACATGAATAAAAAAGATTATGAGGTAGAACAGTATATAAAAAATTGGGTAGACCACACAGGTGCAAAGTCAGAAATTTGGATGATGCATAATTGGTCTGGTGAATATGAAGTTGTATATGAAAGAAGAAAAGATAAAAGAAGAAGTTGTGGTAGACCTACGGCATCTATGTTACAAGTTAGAGCTGGTGGTTTAGATAAACATCAAGGTGCAGTGGTACCTTGTTGTATGGTTTTAGGAAATGACAAAGAGGCAACTCTTGGTCATCTAGATACAAATACAATACAAGAGATTTTAGATAGTAAAGAATATCAAGAATTAATTAGGGCACACGAAGAAGAAAGGTTTGATGACATATCATATTGTAAAAACTGTGACCAATTATGGGAAGTGCCAGAAAGTTTGGTATGGACAAATATAGATAATAGAAAATATAATACATCAAAAGTTATTGAGGATATGAAACTTGCTTAATTATCACGATACACCCTGGCCACATTTTACTGGTTCTTTACCAGATGATTTTTATAACCATGTAAAAAGTATGTGGGATGATGATGACACTAAAAAGAAGTGGAATAAAATTAAAAATAGGTCAAATACAATCATAGAAGATGATAAAATTAATATGATATTAAATGATATTATTTTAGGTATATTGAGTAAAAGTAAAAATGTGTTTCAAGAATTTTATCCTAGACTTGACCAAGACAAACTAATAGGAGTATGTTCACATTTGTTTTCACAGAATCCACCTGATAAAGCATATCCTATGAGAAAATTACATATTGATAGTGGTAATAAATTAGTAACAGGGTTATGGTATTTTAAACACCCAGATGAAAAAGATGATGGTGGTAATTTAGTGTTACATAATCCTACCACAAAACAAGAAAAAGTATTTGAGTATGGTGAAAACAAAATTGTATTGTTTCCTAATACACCACTTAGTTGGCATTATATAACAGATAGAAAAGAATCAAAATATCCTAGAAGATTTATTTGTATGAGATTAGAATCAAGACTTAAATTACATGATTACCAAACTAAAATGGGTAAGGATATTATGACTTACGAAGATATAAAAAATAATTATGAGTAAAGTATTAATCTATGGAAATGGTAAATCTAGATTAGATTTTAAACCAAGAAAATTTGAGAGCATAGTTACATGGGGTTGTAATAGAATATATCGTGAAAATATAGAGGTAGATAATTTAGTGGCAGTAGATTACATAAGACAACATGAAATAATTCAAGACAATTATACAGATTCTACATTATGGTTTTCAGACTGGCATGAGTTACCAAAACGATTTATTGATAAACCTGCTTGGGGTAGTAGATATTTAGAGTTATTAAAACTAGGTTTTGACAAAGACCAGATTTTTGAAAATAGCAAAGTAGGAAAAACAAGTTGTGTGGTAAGAGGTAAGAATCCATTTACTGCTCTACAAAAGTTTTACAACATGGATAAACCAAAAGATGAGGGTGAGATAGAGGCACTCAAACACAAGTGTATGAGAAATACAGGTTTATACATTTCATGGATAACAGGAAAAGAGGATATAATAGACATAGATGAGTTTGAGGGAAATAGTGCTGGTAGCACATCAATGTATTTTGCTTGTGAACAAGGAGCAGAAAATATTTACTTGTTAGGATTTGATTTAGCAACAACAGGTAAACCATTAAGTAATGTGCATTTATTACCTGATTATAATAAAGGATTTGATTCTACAATATGGCAAAATCAAATGAAAACTGTCATGAGAAAATTTAAGAATGTAAATTTTTATTGGGTATCACCACAAGAAGAAAAGAATAAATTTCAAGGTATAAGTAATTTAGAATTTGTAACAATGGAAGATTTAGAAAAATGGATAGACCAAACGGAATAGATTGGTATATAAAATGGTTTGCAAGTATAGTCTTGATTATAGGTGCTGCCACTACGGCTATGGATATGTATCCATATAATATGTACTTTCAATTTACAGGTATTACAGGTTGGTTAATAGTGGGCTGGATATGGAAAGACTGGTCATTGATAGTTGTTAATACAGTAGGTTCATTAATACTATTTGCTGGTATTATACACTATCATTTTTTTACAGATTGGATGTTAAGAATTTATGAATATCATTTGGAGGCGTTGTTATGAATGAAGAATCACAATATAAAAAATACACATTAAAATTAGATGGTAAAGATACTTTTGTGTATGCTTCTAAACATTTAAGTTTAAAAGAAGCAAAGGAAGATATAAAAAACAGATTTGATAACTCTAAAGTTACAAACATTAAAATATCATGAAAAGTTTAATTTATGGAAATGGTGAATCTAGACAAGTTTGGGATATAACCAAAAAATATAAAGGATTCACAACATGGGGATGTAATGCAATTTACAGAGATTGTAAAGTTGATAATTTAGTTGCTATTGATTATGAGATACAACAAGAAATATACAAGTCTGGTTATCCAATTAAAAACAAATGTCATTTTGCAGATTGGGCAATACTAGAGGGTTTTGACCCAGAGTTTATAAAAGAAGGTTTTTCACCATTAAACATATTTGAAACACCTAAGAGAAATGACAATAGTGGTTATGGTTGGTATGATAGAAAAAATTGTGTAGTTCAAGGAAAAGAATATGAAACTGCAGAGAAAAACTATCAAGAGTTAACAACCAAGTTTCCAAATTTAGATAAAGAAGATGCTAAGAGAAAATGTTTTAAAAATGTAGGTCTTTATATTACATGGGTAGAAGATGAGGATAAAGTAAACAATATAGAATTCCCTAGAAACTGGTGTGCAGGAGCAACTGCATTACACTTAACATGTCAAGAGGGTGCTGATGAAGTATACATGTTAGGATTTGACCTAAGTGATTATGATGAACCTCTTAATAATATTTACAAAGGAACAGATAACTATTTACCATCTGATTCAAAAGGATTTAATACTGATGAATGGGTAAGTCAATTAATCACAGTATTTAAAGAATTTTCTGAAACACAATTCTATTGGGTTGTTGATTCAGAAAAGCAACCACTAGAGTGTAATAATGTCAAAAGTATTTCATATGAAACCCTTGACAAAGTTTGCAATACCTAGTATAGTTGCAAGATTAACTATTATAAATAGTTATGTATCGCAAGATACACATATAAACATACGATAAAATATAATAACATACGGAGAAAAATATGTCATTAGATAACCTAAAGAGTAGTGGGTCCCTTAATAAGCTGTTAGATGCTGCAAAGGGCGAAACTGCACCTCAAGAGAAAAAATCATATGTAGATGAAAGGTTGTGGAAACCAGAACTAGATAAGTCTGGTAATGGATACGCAGTCATTCGTTTTCTACCTGCCGTTCAAGGCGAAGACTTACCATGGGCAAAAGTTTGGAATCATGCATTTCAAGGCCCAACAGGTCAATGGTACATTGAAAACTCTCTTACAACACTCAATCAGAAAGACCCTGTTTCTGAACATAACACTAGATTATGGAATACAGGTTTAGAATCTGATAAAGAGATTGCTCGTAAACAGAAAAGAAAATTACAATACTTCTCAAACATTTATGTAGT